CTACCTGTGGTACATCTGGATCATCCTTTCCCATTCCTGATACAACATACGTTGGAGAAGATGCCATCATTAACGTATGCTGATAATTTGCATCCTGTCTATATGCCTTTGCTGCTAATCGTACCAATGGAAGTAACGGCACTTCATCCGGTTCTGGCGTCAAATCATTTGTATCAATAAAAACAAAAGGAATAAAATCAAGATTACCCCCTCCTGTCTTTTTGAAAACAACTTCACCAATATCAGGATCTTCCGTTGCCCAAGATTTATTCGCCTGTACAAATCGTTCAGCTGTTACTTTTCTATCTCGTTTTAAAAATAACAACTTTTTAGTTATATCCATCCATGCTAATGTTTCCTCATTTAATTCAGGCCCAGATTCATCTAATACCAGAACTGTTCCAGCATCATCCCAATTTTGAATTGACCGTGCATTATAAATTGCAAATATTGGTTTACTTTCTGCATCAACCGTTACAGCAATCCCAGTTCTACCATATCCAACAACATTCCTGGTAATGCGACGAATCATTGAATCCAGATTAAGTCCATCCACAGTTGCTTTTTCTCGCAGATATTCTAATGCAGCGGGTAATTCGATCTTACAAGGCTCAGAATGAATAACACCTGTTAATCCCCGGATAGTGGGTGCTGTTATTTCTGGATAAGATGCACGTTTCTGGAAAGCAGTATATGCCTGATTCTGCTTAACCGAATCTGCAATAAATAACATTGCGCCGGGTTTCGGCAAATAAGTTTCTCCACCTAATTCAATTGCGCTTTCTCCTTCAATTGCATCATCCACTTCTGCCCACCAAGCATCAAACTTCGTAAATGATGGATGTTTTGCATCTAAATCAAATGTTGTCATTTTATTTGCTCCTCTACACTAAATTCAGTCCCATCTGCAAACTGAATTGATTTAATTTCTTTTAATTCACCTGTTAATGGGTGAATTATTTTCCATACAGCACACATATCTTGTACATTTAATTCTGCCAGATACATTATTAAATTTGCGCGTACAATTGCATCTGGCCGAATAGAAATATCAACAGCGCATATATTAGATGGATCGATTTCCTGTTCATTATTTAATCCTGTAAATACTCTAACATAAGGGGGCCTACCTATTACAACATTTGGTCCAGTTTCTGTTTTATTCGGATTCTCTACTATTATTTTCATTATTCCCAATATCCCTTTAATGTTTTGGCTGTTCTACTGGCACCCACATAGATACGCTTAATCGGGCGTTCATATGCAATGGGATACGTTGATGCGTCATTCTGGTGATCAAATCCAGTTATCTTATCGGGTTCTCCGTTCTTATCATACGCCTGCTGTTCGAGACATTTAACAGTGTGAGGACAAGCCGAAGCATTAATGTGCAACCACATATCTTCAAATGCTTTATTTGTCGCATTTACACGGTCCTTGACCGAAGGGTTTGTAGATTTCACCCGAATCTCAAACCCTGCATTGCGAAGTAGCGAAATATCAGTTTTGTTCGCCCCAACTGATTTTCTTGAATCCCCGGAAGCGTCCGGATAAACAATAATCCTGTGTTTTCTATTTTTCTTGCGGTATCTTTCCTCAAGTATATGGATCATTGCTGGTGTGTCTAGGACATCATAAATTTCGGATATTGCGTGAAACCCATTTGACCGTTGCACATAAATGGTCGCAGCCATATGTTGTATATTAAAATCCATACCAATGAACAGTGGCTCTTTTTCATATGTTTTTTCTTTACTATTATGTGTTTTGCGGTTAAATGTCCTATAAACAGTCCCTGATGTCAGGTTCACGAATTGCCCGTTTAAATATGCATCAATCAATTCCGCTGGATATGCCTCAATAAGCGATGGTATATAATCATCAGGTAAATTGATTGCATTGTCTAAAGTGCTGGCCTGAATCATACCGTAATTATTATACAATTCAGGTTTCGCCTGTGGGTTTGAAACAAATAATTTATGGACAAACTTGAAACCTTCTGGTGTTGTGGTAACATCAATCCCATTTTTAATATTATCGATGTTGTATCGCATCCGAGCGATGATTTTACGCCATGACATTTGTGCCTTGTCTGTTGGTAAAATATCAAGTTCATCAATAAGTGCATGACCGATCTTAAAACCAATTATAGTGTGTGGTCTTTCCAATGACCTACAAATGCAAACACCACGACATGTCCGGCCTTCATAAAAGAAAACCTCTTTATTTACTTCTTTAATTTCAACTGACATCCCCATCTTTTCAGCTACTTCTTCAATAGTAGGAAAAAAAATATCGCGGATATGTGGATAAGAGGGAGCAAAATAACCTTGATTAATCCCTGGGAATTGCCAAAAGTGTTGGCAAATTGCAATTGATCCAGTGTATGTTTTAGAAGACCCATAACCCCCGACAAAGGCTCTAAATTTCTTACATAATCGCAAAAAATCAGCCTGCGGTCGTATAATTTTAACCGGTTGTGGCTTTTCGGCCATCAATAACCTCGAACTTAAATTCTATAGATTTTACATCTGAATCAGATTCACTGGTACGTGGTTTTTCAGAATAACCCCTGACTTTTCCCCGGCACTTTAAGAAAAAACATATAGCCCAAGGTTCTCGGTCCCAAATGGCAGAAATGAGTTGTGATTCTGCTAAGTCGAGATGTTCTTCTTGAATGTCAGCGAGTGCTACTTGAAGTTTTTTATTTCTTTTTATTCGCCCACTTAAAGCTGCCGGGGATATTTTTAATCCCCTGGCAGCCTGTGACTGAAAACCACCACTTGCCTCCAACGCTCTTATGATTTGTTTTTCTGTAGTAGCCATAGTTTTTTTTCTTTTAATTTTTTTAACGTTATAAATTGGGTCTAATTCCAAAATCATTTTTATTATAGCACAAAAGATCACCCCTTGTCAATATGTGTTTTGCAACACTATATTATGTAGTGATTTATATTTTTTATTCATAACTACACACCCCCCTTGATAAATTACCCATTGAACTACCACAAAACCCTTTCATAACGGGAGCTTTCTTTTTTTAGAAGAAGACAAGATGAAGTCGTTAAAGACAGTGTGTAGTGATTACAGCAACTTAATATCACTACGTTCTGAAACCCCGTCCTTAAATGTGTAGTGGCTCTATGTAGTGATGTAGTGGTTTCTGAGAAAATGTTGTCTGTAATGAACGCTTTTCGTCTTCTTCTAAAAAAAGAGGGATTACAGATGTAGTGCCAAATATAAAGGTGTTTTAAGGACGGGGTTTTTCGGACATAAGAGTGTAGTATATAAATATCACTACAAGATACTTACAAGATCACTACAGGAATTACGGGATTTTGAAGGGGTGGAGATGCCCCTGAAAGGGTGCATCTCCTCTTGCCGGGGAGTAACAAACACAAGCAGCCAACCAAAATAATGAAAAAAGATGAAACATAATGTCTGCCAACCAAAAATAATAAAAAAGATGAACCACAATTTCAGGTTCATCTTACCACAATTTTCATTCCTTGTCAATAATTCTTTGTCATATCTTCCTTAATGTGATTCTTTGCGTCATTTTAATAATTCCTTATTGATATGTTTCAATTGTTAATACCATTTGGTCGTTTATAAATTTTTCATGGCATTCAATTTTATCTGTAATTAAAACACGCAAAGAATCTAATAAATTGACTTCTTCATTCGTTTCAGATTCAAAAGTAAGACTATGCCAATTACTTTTTGCTTTCATATCTCAATACCTTTCTTTTGTGTTTCGGGCATCCACTCTATGAACTGTGCTCGTGTTGGTGGATCCGACATCCACGATGTGTCGGGCTCCGAAATATCAAAGCACTCCCTCACTGTAAGAAGCTTCGGAATGTGCACGATCATTGGTCTTCCCTTACCGCTCAACCACTGAATACTCTTTCTCCTGATGATCTCCTGTGTAAGGTACCATGGCTGGACGACATCATCATAGAGATATGCAAGGACGGCCTTCGTTTCCCCTCTCTTCCACAGGGAAGGAGCCATCGCCCCTGACATATTATCCAGAATGGTGCCATCCGAAAGAGTGACATTCTTTCTTTTCCCTGAATCTATCATATAGTTCAAGACCTTTTCGAGTCCAAGGTACCATCCTTTTGTAAAAGTTACCAGTAGCATCAAATCCACATGGTTTAGTGCTATCTT